CTGCCATAAGACTAACCTCTCTTTATTATATTATTTAAAAACATCATCAAAGTCTATGCTTGAATCATTGACGGTATCAAAGATTTGATCATCCATCGATCTTTCAGCTCTTGGACTATTGATGCCTCCAGCACTTGTAGGCATATCTCGGACATTTTTCATTTGACTTATCATATCTTCTTTTACAGACTTGGCAACATTTTGACTTGCTTTATCTCTATTTTGAAGATAATATAAATCTTCTAGGGTGATTTTCTTCTGCTTTAAACCTTCCATAAAGGAGGTAAACTCTTCTCTAGGCATATTATGCCTTTTGATAAATTCAGCCGCCTCTTGTTGTTTAGCTTTTTTATTTGCATCTAATGCTTGTTGTTTTTGTTGTTGTTGCATAGCGTTATTCATTCTACTTTGCACCAACCCATCCACATGAGCGTTAAATACTTTAGCTGAATCAGAATTAGGATCTTTTAAAGCCTCATCCTGATCGTAAACAAAATCTTCATCTAATCCTAACCTTTCAGTTACATTTTTAGATGGAGTACCACCACTTTCTAGATAGTCCCTGACATGTGTTACAAGATTGCTATCATTCTTCATTGCATCGAGAATAGGTACGAACGGCTTTAAATTATTTAATTCACTCCGCATCTTGGTAGCTTCCCTACTAGAATCCTTGTATCTCTTCTCCCAATCAACACCGCTATTGTCGGGGCCATTGTTGTCTTCCTGGGTTGTCGGAGCAAAGGGTTGCTCAGGGCCAGATTGTACATCTTGGGTTTCCTCAACGATTTGATCATCGGCTACAGCGCTATTAACTTGCGCTTCTAAATTATCAAAAAACTCATCAGCAGAGCCATCATTTGTTGGGTTACTACTGTTATCAGTTTGATTCATTGGAATCTCTCCTTTTTAATTTACTTACTTTTTTCTTTATTACGCAAGTTTTTTATTTCAGAATCAATAAAAAGTCCTAATTTTCTATTTTCCATGTCAACTTTATTTTTTCTAGACTCTCGTAAACTTTGCTGTTGAGCTTTAGTTAAAAGAGATTCTTTTTCTATTTGAGTTTGAACTTGGTTTTTCTTTTTATCTACTTCTACAGAAGCTTGCATAACTTTGTTTTTAATACCAGCCTGAACAACTTGTCGTTCTAGAGTTTCTATTGTGCCAGATGCATTTTTTAATTGCTCTTCCATAGATGAAATTTGCGATTGCATTTGTGCATACATACTCTTACGTTTAGCAATTTGCTCTTTGTTTCTAATATCCGTTTCTGCAAGCAGCGCGATATCATCAACAACTCCTAACTGCATTAATTGTTTTAGCTCATCTAGATATGCCCATCTATTTATAGGCAATGTTGAGCCTGCTATAATTCTTACATCAAATTTACCTGATCCATAATCTTTAAATTTGCCTATTGCTTCTCCAAGATCATTATACATTGGAACATTAATTTCAACATCTTTTTCTTCTCTTATTGCATTTGGTTGAACTACTCTAAATACTTTATGAGCTGTATAGATAACTTGAGTATATTGCTTTACTATTTCCCCTAATTGTTTTAAAGAAGGTTCAATAGAATTTTTAAGCCACTGCTTTACTCTTCGAGTACCATACTCATCCATAGCTAACATTCCACGATAAGTATCATGTTGAGCGCTAGTATCTCCTTGCATTGCTCCATATATTCCTGCTAAATACTCCATATCTCCCTTGCCTTCTTGGACTATGCCAAAGAATGCATTTGATAAGGGTGCGGGTTGAACTGGAGTAGGAGGAGTGGAACCAGGTCTAATAGGTAACAATGCTCCAGGAGAACTAGCATATTTTTCCCAATAATCTGTATCTACAGACCCTTCTTCGTGCATCCATCTTAAAGATGATCCTAAAGATGCATTATGTACCATTAATTGATGAGCTTTATTTAATTCTCTTTGCTTTCCAATTAAAGGACTTACTGCAGAAATAGGAAACGGAGTACCTGTCCATTTAAAATGAAATGGAACGATAGGATAATTAGTAATTCCACTAGGGAGCACTTTACTATACAAAGTTTTATCTCCAACTACAACTGTTTGTCTTATTCTATGTCCAAAAAATGTGACCTTATCGACTACAGTTGTACTGAAGATTTTACTTTTCATCATTTTTTCAAATTCTTTTTTAGTAATTACAGCATTTTCAATTTTAGAAGCCTGAGCTTGCAATTCACTCATATATTGCTGCTTTAATTGTTCTACCTGTGCGTCAGCCGCTTGCTTTGCTTTTTGTAATTCTAAAGCCATTCTTTCTGGTAGCATTTGTCCTGCCTGTACCTGTTGTTCCATCGCTGATTGCTGCTCTAATAGTTTTACTTTTAATTCTTCTTGTAATTCTTTTATTTGGACATCAACTTGTAATTGTATCTGTCTTATTGTTTCTTGGTCTGGTGGTACCCTATAAAATACATTAACATATTCGACTCTAATCTTTTCATATGTTTCAAATAATTCTAAAAGTTTATCACTTTCTCCTTCTCTAGGATCTACAGATTCACTACTCTCAATATCTTTATAGCCAAAATCTTTTTGGTATGCACCACCAGCTTTTTCAGTATATGTATAATCTGTATTTTCATCAGAACTTGCTTTTCTAATTTTAGCTCTATAACTTGGATACAAAACTTCTAAATGAGTAGTCGGTAAGACTTTTCTTATCATAATAAAAGAAGCATCTCTAAATAACATGTCTCTTGACTTAGGATCGACATAAACATCAAATGGCTCAGGTTGTTTTATAACTACATCTCCCATACCATTATCTGAATCAGGATCTACATCAATTAACATATATCCAATAGATTTAGTTATAGAATCATTCACTGCATTAGAATATAAAGTGCTAGCATCTGAATTGTCCCAAACATAATCAGCAATATCAGAAAATACTGCAGCTATATCAGCGTCAGAACCCTCTGTTCCTATTGCCTGCCAACGAGGTGTATTAGCAGTAGCATAGTAATTTAACATTTCGACTACAGGCATAATCCTGTTTATAGTAAAAGTTGGCATACCTTGCTCTTCTAATGCAATACGTTCATCTTCTGTAAGTTGATTATCGTTTGCAAAGTCAAATCCTTTTTGATTAATATATTCCCACTGAGTTCTTGTTTCTTGATTAACTCTATTGAATATTTGTCTTATTCTTTTTGCTTCTTTGTCTAGTCTAGCCATTTTAGTCCCTTATTTCAAAGTGTGGGAAATCATCAAATTTATTGTCTTGAACTTCAAAGTCCATATCCCAATCTCCACCCCATCTAAGTTTTATACCCATTGACTTAGCAATACCTAAAACAAACCCTGCAAAAAGAGTTTGACGTTCTCTATCATCCCAATCAACGGGGTAAGGTGTAACATCAACAGCATTGCTAGGATTGGCATTATGACGACCATTGGGATATTTAACTTTAGTTTTGCCTTCATCATATAATTTGTTTTGTCTTTCACCACTCCTATGACCTTCAAGCACTGAGCAGTCAACATGTTTGATAACTTCATTAAATACTTTTTGTAATTTTTCATCGCATGTCCTTAATTTTTTTTGTGAGTTTTTTCCAAATCTCGGCATTCTTTCTCCTTTATAAAAATACTATTAAAATTTTCTTCATACTCTCTCGACCATTTTACTCTAAATTTGTCACCTTTACCATTCATTATTTATCCTGCATTAGTCTTTTTTTTCTTAGCGAACGTTTACTCTCAATCATTCTTCCTTCTTCTCGTGTTTCTTGAAATTCTTGTATCCAACTTGGAGGCTCAAGATAATGTGCTCCTTTGCCATCTTCTAAAATATCATATTTGGCAAATAATTTATCCATTAATTCAGGTCTAATATTTCCATTGGTTTTATCTGCTAAATCTAGATATTCTTTTGTAAATTTAGCAAACTTCATTCTTCCAAAATATTTATCTGTTTCATGTCTATCTCTATTTACTGCATTACTATCAATAAAATCTATAGTACTTTGATCCATCATTGGCAGCCAAGCTCCATCATCAGGATCCATATGCCAAAAAGAATTTCCAGCCTCATTCCATTCTAAATCAGGAAAAAGTATAGGAGACATAATATTCTGCCAAGCTTTTATCATATTCTTTTTACCTTGCTCCATATTTACATGAAAATTTCCTATTCCTCCTGTTCCGCTTTTAAAAGTATGATATAATTCTAAATTTTGATCACGATTTTCTGCATTTTCTCCAAAAAATCTTTCTTGATATTCGCTGTCTTCTTCCACGCTATATAGAGGAGCAGTTGAATATGATTCTCCAGGACTATAACTAACCATTAATCTTGCTAAGTTCCCATACTTCTCTACTTCTTCATCTGATAATCTAAAGTTTTCGCCAGAATTTTCATTATTTCTTATAGCAATATCTATTGCGCTTTCAGTTTTTAATTCTCTAAACGCTAAATTATCTAATTCATCACTCATTTTACAAATCCTTTAATTAATATACTTGCCACTAAGCTACGATCCAATTTTTTGCTTTTGGTACATGTTTTTTCCAACCATCTTTAGTTTCTTTCATTCCTTTGGGAGGATGAGCATACTTACATGCATAAGCTAATGCATCTATAGTATCATCATGTCCCATTCTAGGACCAAATGTTATTATTTCATGTTGCAAGTCATACATATCTTCTTTTAAATGTACACTTCCAATACTAAATCTTTGTGCTAATATTTCCTGGATTCTATCTCTTTTAGACATTCTAGTTCCAGGTTTCTCTGCCACATATTTAACTCCAAAGTCATTTCTTCTTCTCATCTCTGCATTTAACGATTGAAAAATCGGTTTTGACATTGTTGTATCTTCAACTGTATATAAGTTGGGATGATAGATATTGTTGTAATCGAACATATAGTCGACAATCCCTTTCTTAGGCTCCCCTGGAATCCCCAATACAGGTAAAGACCGCTTGCGTAAATACTCAAGAATGTAAACATTATTATCGCCATCAACCCCCACAAACAATAAAACAGTGAAATCACTATCCCTGCGGGTAGAATCAGTAGCGGGGTCAACCCCTGCAAAAACATTGACAGGCTTAACATCGCCTTCTTTAGTATGAACATATGAAACCCCAGTTTCTTCATCGTATACATAGTTGCCATTCCAATAT